GCTCAATGGTTTAGCGTTAGCACCATCGTAGGCTTCGCGCATCTGACGTATCAGTTGACGCTCTTTAGTCAAGCTATCAATACCCACACGTTCAACTACTGTAAACCAAGTGCCTCGACCCACATCTTGTAGGGCTTTGATCAAGAAACTTTCTGCACCCTGTGTGACTGCTGTTGACAGGTTAGCGATAGTCGCCGCTGGACGACGTTGCCCTGTCTTGTCAGCGAAACTATACACAGCCACTACCACTGGTTTTCCAGCTGGTGGAGGTATAGTGTCAAACTCTTTCTGCATTAGGTTCTTGACCTGTGTTGGCTTTTCTGGCGTACTGAATCTATTGGTCGTAGCACAACCTATCAATATAAACATCATCAACACAGCCGCAAGTTTTTTCATCTTATTGGAACACAAATTGTCCTAACGGTATAGTGATACTGGTCGCACTGCCCATGTAATCTGTTACATTCAAGGTGATCTCAGTGCTGGATTTAGTCCAATTGATTATATTACCTTCAAAATTTAGTGTGCCAGCGTTACTACCACCGTCTGCAAACATAGCTGTTGCTAGATTCTGGCTGATCTGGGCATAGATACGCGATTCCAAGTTATTCATAAACTTGGCGATATTGGTGTTTTTAGCTTCGTTAGCTTCTTTTTCTAACTTGGCCTGTATCTCTTTTTGTATAGCGTCTCGGCGATTATGTTCCTGATTTTCAATCGTAAGTATATGAGCACTGTAGCCATTACCGTTAAAACTTGGACTTTTAAACGTAAAGTCAGGTAGAGGTTGTGCTCGTGCTACAACTGCAAAAGACAGAATTAGGAATGAAATACATTGTTTCATTTTCTCGGCTCCTTATTACTATTTAACAGGAACTGAGATTAATTAACTATGTGTATTGTTGACTAGATTAGTTGGATTCTTGGGCTTCTGCTGTATCGATGCGTTTAAGGATTTCTTGATAAAAACTATCTACTTCACCGCCAAATTTGCCCATTAGATGTTCTATACATTGGCGGCAATAGTTCCATTGTTGGGTATGATATCCATGTAAGAAATCATTGTGTAGTTTGATCCAATTTTCCAATTGTGGTAGATCCGGAATACCTATTTTCTCTCCAGGGATTAAACAGAATACTTCTAAGCTAACCCCATCTTTTTCTAGGGTTTCTAGTTCTAAGACTGTATAGCGTTCTTTTAATTGTTCTGCGTTGTCACGACCAAATATTAACTGCATTAACGTTTCTCCGTAATACCACATTGTTCAAATACATGTTGAACTGCTTGCGCTTGGCTGACACAATCTTCTAAAGCATTATGCAGTCCTGCCTTGTTTTTATCTCTAGGATCACCGTGTGTGCTTAACAGTGTGCGACTATCACGGATCTGCCAGAACTGCCATGGGCAAGGCAAGCCCATTTGGCGATATAGATTTTCTAATATAACAATATCAAATACAGGACCCTGTGCCCAAATGTTATCACAACCTACGATAAATCTATTTAACTCTTGTGAGAACTGTTCTAGGCTAATACGATTGTCTTCGCCTAGGGCTTCTTCTCTGACATCATCTGCCTGTTTAGCCCACCATGCTACAGTATTATCATCCACATGGCGACCTAAGGTAATTTGCTCATCTACGTTGATGCGGAAATAGATACCATCTACGATTTCATGCTTTTTGTATGGACTAAACTTACAAGCACCAAATGTAAGAATAGTTGCGTCTGGGCGGGTGCTCAACGTTTCTAAGTCTAACATTATGTCCATTAGTTATGTCTTTCCTTTTCCCACATAGCTACCCACGAATTAGTTTTGGGAAGATAGTCAGTAACTTGTGTTAAATTTTTAGTTATTAACTTAAATCCCATATTTTTCATAGATATATTAATAATGTCGAACGGTATTACTAAATTAAACTTAGCTGATTTCCAGTTATTTTTAGTATGTCTATTTCCAGTAATATTGTCCTCTTCTGGCAAACACTGTATGTTTTTTTGATCAACAACACAATCTAAAATTATATATTTTGGATCACAATTATTAGTTATTAGTTCTAGTAAATGCAACGGACTGTGCAAATGATATAGCACTCCACAGCATACTACAACATCAGCTAGATACTTTGTATGAAGAATATGAAAAGCATCATCAACAATTAATTCATCGATTCCTGCCACATTTTTCAATGTGTTAGCTGATCGTTGATCAGCTTCGATTAATATAAGGTGTGATGGTTGATGCTTTAAGATCAAATCAGTGTGGATTGTGGTGTTTGGGCCAATCTCGATTACAGATCTATCTTTACAAACATAAAAATATTCATCAGACATCAACTGTAAATATTCTTGTTTATTCATTTTTTTCGTCTTTAAGTAATTTTTCTGTTTCTGCGTGTGCTACACGTTTACGTAAACTACTTGAACTAAACGAATGATCACGACCATTAAACACCAGTTCAATGCCACGTAGTTCACACTCCATACGACCTGTAAAGTTTGTATTTTCGTATTCTACACCTAATACACGAACATCCAATGGTAGGATCAACAATAAGTCTACTAGGTCCTGTTCTGTTTGATATACCACTACTTCGTCTACATAACGACAGGCCGCCAGTTGAATCTGGCGCTCAACAATACTCTGTATTGGTTTGTTCTTGGTATCTGGACGATCTATTGTTGGATCAGTCTGCAATCCAGCTATCAGATAATCGCAATGATTTTTGGCTTCACTCAGCATGGCAATATGACCGGCATGCAGCATGTCAAATGTTGAGAAAGTAATACCAATCTTTTTACCTTCTGCTTTGAGTTCTTTTATTTTATTAAATATCATTCAGTGGGTTCTAATTTAATCTGTAATGGATATCCTCTTGAACGTGCTAGCTGTGTGACTTCGACACCTTTTTGTTCTGCCATTTCATATGGTAATACCGCAGCTATTCCACTACCTTCTTCATGTATCTGAAGAGTGATCGCTTCGGCTTCTTCCGGACTATGATTGAATATGGTGACTAGACTTTCAACAACAAATTCCATAGTAGTCACATTGTCGTTGATATAGATAACTTTGTAGTGTAAGGGTTCTTTGAGATCAAAGTTTGGGGTTGGTTTTGTTTTTGTGACTGCTTTGGTGCCCATAAGTTCCTTTTCGATTGTCATTGTTAGTTGAATAGTGGGCTAGGCAGATACCTAGCCCTTACTATTATTATATTACTTTTCAAAGGTAATTGCAATCTTTTTTGGCTTTTCGTGTTCTGGAACAAACACTTCTAGCTTGATTGTCAAGATACCATTACGAACACTAGCACCTTTGACTTCTACATTGTCTGCAAGAGCAAATGTGCGTGTAAAGTCACGTGCGGCGATACCTTGATGTAGATAATTACCTACACGTGTGTTTTGGGCTTTTGATTCACCACGCACAAACAATTCACCGTTTTGCATTTCAACATCTAGTTCATCTTCTGTGAAGCCTGCGACTGCAACTTCGATCTCATACTCATTCTCAGCGATGCGGACGATGTTGTATGGTGGATAGTTTGTACCATTCAATGATCCTGCTGTGCGAGCAAGTTCATCAAACATGCGATCAAATCCTACAGCGAATCGTTGTATTTGTGGGATATCTAACGAATTTACATATACTTGTTTCATAGCTTATTCTCCTTTTGTTAAGCAAAAATAAATGAAGGACCCTTATTCGGCATCCTTCTTAACTTCAGTGAACTCAGCATCAACTACGTTGTCTGCTGGTCCTGCTGAATCCTGTGTAGTACCTGGTTGGACTTCTGCTTCAGGTGCGGGTTGTTTCAATGAAGCTGTTATTTGGACTAGTTTTCCAACCGCCTCTTGGATCTTAGCAACATCTTCTGCTTTTACTACTTCTTCGACTGCTCTGATAGCTTCTTCAACTTGGGTACGTATTTCTTCTGTAACAGACTTAGCGTCTGCTAGTTCTTTGCGAGCATCATGGATCTGTGCATCTGCTACGTTCTTAGCCTGTACTAATTCAACAGCTTTCTTATCTGCTTCTGCATTAGTTTCAGCATCACGAACCATCTGTTCAATCTCTTCTTCACTTAGGCCTGAGTTGGCTTTGATAGTGATCTTGTTTTCTTTGCCTGTGGTTTTATCTTTAGCACTTACTTTTAAGATACCATTAGCATCAATGTCAAGTGTAATTTCAATCTGTGGTTGTCCACGACGTTGTGGTTCAATACCTTCTAGATTAAATTGACCTAAGACTTTGTTATCACGAACAAACTCACGTTCACCTTGTGCTACGATAACTGTAACTGCTGGTTGGTTATCTTCTGCTGTTGAGAATGTTTGGCTAGCCTTAGTAGGAATAGTCGTGTTTTTCTTAATCAACTTAGTCATAACACCACCAAGTGTTTCGATACCTAATGATAATGGAGTAACGTCTAACAGTAACACGTCTGTCTTATCACCAGCAAGTACCGCACCTTGAATAGCCGCACCGACTGCTACTGCTTCATCTGGGTTAACATCTTTACGTGGAGCTTTGCCAAATAATCGTTCAACTTCTTCCTGCACCTTAGGCATACGTGTTTGCCCACCAACTAAGATGACTTCGTCGATATCACCAGCTGTTACACCAGCATCTTTCATCGCTGTCTTGCAAGGTTCGATACTGCGTTTAATCAGTTCGTCAACTAAGCCTTCGAACTTAGCACGTGTAATATTCACGTTCAAGTGTTTAGGACCACTAGCATCAGCAGTGATGTAAGGTAAATTCACTGTGGTTTGTTGTGAACTTGATAGCTCGATTTTAGCTTTTTCAGCTGACTCTTTTAAGCGTTGTAGAGCTAGAACATCTTTGCTTAGATCAACTCCTGACTCTTTCATAAACTCATCAATTATGTAGTCCATCAGGCGTTGGTCAAAGTCTTCACCACCAAGGAATGTATCACCGTTAGTAGCTAGTACTTCAAACTGTTTATCACCATCTACGTTGATGATGTCAATGATTGAGATATCAAATGTACCACCACCTAGGTCGTACACAGCGATCTTACGATCACGTTTGTCTGCTTTGTCAACACCAAACGCCAATGCGGCCGCTGTTGGTTCGTTGATGATACGTAAGACTTCTAAGCCTGCGATAGTACCTGCGTCTTTGGTAGCTTGGCGTTGGCTGTCATTGAAGTATGCTGGAACTGTAATAACTGCTTGAGTTACTTCATGGCCAAGATAGTCTTCAGCTGTCTTTTTCATTTTACGCAAGACTTCTGCTGAGATCTGTGGTGGTGCTAGACGATCTTCTTTGATTTTAACCCATGCGTCACCATTGTCATTTTTGATGATTTCATATGGCATTAGGTCGATGTCTTTTTGAACTTCACGTTCGTCAAATTTACGACCAATTAAACGCTTGGCCGCATAGACTGTGTTTTTTGGATTTGTGACTGCTTGTCGTTTAGCTGGTGCGCCAACTAGGATTTCATCGCCATAGGCAACGACGCTGGGTGTAGTGCGAGCACCTTCGTTATTTTCAATTACTTTTGGTTTGTTGTTTTCTAGGATAGCAACACATGAGTTGGTTGTACCTAAGTCGATACCGATGATCTTAGACATATAGTTTCTCCTTTATTAAGCAAGATCTAAAATATAAAGCCCTAATTAGGCACTCTATACAATTATTTATTTCTTATATTACGAATTATATACTAGTATAATTTTTTAGGTAACTGTTGGCTAGATAGTTTCTTTTGCCAACGGTTTTTAGCGGCACTGGCTTTGCGTTTACGTTTAGTGGTGGGTTTTTCGTAACACTCTCGGGCACGCATGTCCAACAATAGACCACTGTCCTGTATCTTTTTCTTAAACTTACGCATGGCCTGTTCTACGTTATCATTCTTAACGTAAACAGTACTGCCTTTCAATGAATTTTCAAACGCCATATAGTCCTTTGATTATATTAGTATATTATTTACCAATTATCAATATTATAGCAGACTTTCTACAGTGCTGTCTAGTTCAATTTGCTCAAAATATTCTAACAAATTGTCCTGATATCTGACGCCCGTGGGTGTTACTTTTACCTGACTTGTATCATTGATCAATATTAGTTCACTATCAGTGCTGACGTAATTTAACCATTCTAGATCATAATCTTCACCTGAATATAGGTAAACATCAAAATTTTCTTGGCTGGTTTGGAGGAATCGTTTTAGCTGTTCTAATTCTTGTTCTACTGCGTCGATTACTACTACTTTGTGGTTTGATCCAGCGTCTACTGTGCTAGGGTATGTGATAAATCTACTAGTGTTCATAGTTGTGCCTTTTGACTGTGTGTTAATCGTTTTAACACTTCTTCTTGTTCTGCTTTGCTAAGATCATCTATATCGTATTCACCTGTGACGATCTTGCCCGTTATATACTTTATATATTCTTCTTCGTAGGCGTACCTGTCGGTTGTGGATTTAGCTACTTCTATCCATTTTTGGCCATTCCATTTGTATAACTTATTGGGCAACATATCCACACGCAAGAACAAGTCACCTTTCTTGGGATTAACAGGGAATTTGGTACCAAATCCAGCATCTGATGCTGTATTAGATGTTGGAGCATTATCGGCATCATCTTCTGTTAGGGCGAATGTTATGGGCTTAGGTACAGGATCTGCGGGCGATTCTTTTTTGGTACGTTCAGATTCTAGTGAGGATATTCTAGCATCACGCTCTTGTATTAATACAATAGCATTGGCTAGGTCCTGTTCCGTTTGGGTAAGTGTCGTCCTTAATTCCTGTTCTACTGTAGTGTCACGTACAGGTTTTTCTACGATGACTTCTTTGACTACTTCTTTGATTATTTCTTTAGGGGATCGCGCAACCAGCTCACTAACTTTTTTTTTAGTTTTTCAGCAGTTGCTTTAACTGCCTCTAGTTCGCGTTGTAGTGTAGCGTTTTTTGCCTGTTCTTCATCTATTAATCTTTGTGCTTGTGTTTCTTCACCTTCAAGGATTGGAATATCCAACTCTTTCAGTGTATCAGTTTGATCAATTCCTGACTCTTGTTTAATTTGATCAATTTGATCGTTAGTTAACGGTGCATCATCTGGCTCATATTTGTCAGCTTCTTTATCTGGAAAATTTGGTTCATATGGTGGCCAGGCTTCAGACGTTGGTTGCCAAACCTGTTCCCAACCATCCTTACGTTTAGGTCTATGCCACTCAAATGTCTGATCAGCGGCTAGGATTAATACCAGTGCTAGGGGATCAAACACTAGAACGATTAGGATAATAACCCAGCGCACTGCTTTTTCTAATAAGCCCGCATCTGGATTATCACCGTATACTAGCGCGGCAATATATTTGATAGGACCCACTTCTGCTTCAACCTTACGGGCTTGGCTGGCAATAGGGGCACGCTGTTCTTGTAGGGTGGTAATTTTCTTTTGAGAGGAGGAGATTTCATTTTGTAATGCTGTCCTTTCTTTGGCTTGTGATCTACGGATTTGGACTGCACGTTCTGCGCCCTGGTCCTCATCTGTCCTGCTGAGTTTAGCATCAACTTGGCTGTCCATCTGTTTAAGTGCTCGACGGGCCGCTTCGATATTGTCACGCTCAGTACGGATCTTGTCATCAAATATCTGCACCTGTGCTGATATATCACCTGCTGGTACTGCTTGGTCCAAGTGTGCTTTTGAGAGGAATCCAAAGATACCCATTGAAGTGATCAGCATAAGGATACCAATGGCTGGAACCAGATATAGTTTGAATTGTAGTGCGGCCTTGTCCCAATATTTGTGTAGCCAAACTGTGGTAACGATCTTACCAAGTTCTAGGACTGATCCCATGATAACAATTGGCCAAAATGCCGCGGCGAATATGGCAGTAAGTCCTGCTATACTGTAGAAAGCCGCCACCGCACTAATGGTTAGGGCGATTAGTAATAATACATATCCAAATATCATAGTCAAATATTTATAGAGTTATAGTCTACTATAAACTAAAAGTATATTGAATGTCAACTGTTTTGATTAGAAAAGATTGTAGAACTGTAGGCTACCATAGCAGTTACCACCACCACCAGATATAACATGTGCTCGCACTGCTAGAGTTAGTGTATCGCTAGTTGGAGTCTGATCACGGCCTAACTGCTGTTCAAAGTTATAGGGAGTTGCATCAGTACCACCGGGACTGCTTTGATTGGTACTGGTAAACATACCTGTATTTTCTACAGTATATGTACCGCTCAAGCTAGTTGCGTTGGCATTAAATTCTATGTTAGGATCATCTGGATGAGTTTGCCACAAACCGCCGCCCACTACAGCATTACGTATCAGTGCCCATTCATAGATACTGCTGTTACCATCTCCCACCATATAAGTATCACCTGGCAAAGTCACAGCATCTTCGTGTCCTGCTTTTAATCGCATACTACATACAGGGCTCCATGTTCCGGTACTAGACAGATTAGCTACTACAGGAGTAGTTCTACTGATAGTGCGTGGACGTCCGTGTTGTTCGTATCCACCCTCGCTCATCACTGTTGAACAGATCTGATGCATCTGTGTGTTACCTGATGTGGCGCTTATATTTTCAATTTCATAACGTATAGGCAAAGTAGCGCGGGTCATGTATGTACCGTTAATACCGTTAGCATGATGGAACACATGACAGATCACATACTGGCCATTAATAACAAATCCTGCTCTAACCGTACCAACGCCCAACCACTCAATATCATTCCAGAATACCTGTGATTTATCTGCATTGAATTCTACTCCACTAGGATTGTTGGCGTCTCCACTTCCATCTAACGTATCTACATTCCAATCGGCTTGATTCACCACTGTGTCAGATACTGTGCCAGAACTATTTGAACGTAGGCAAATACTGCTGACAGCACTGTTGCTTTGGAAGAATATACCGTTAGATAAAGAAAAATTCCCCGCACGCATGCGCACATTGGCCTTGGGAGATTCCATATTAAATGTAACCAATGTCAGCAGGCTCTTACCTGGTTGATAAGGCATCACACGATAGCTTTCTCTGTAGACTTTACTACCGCTGGTAGTAGTAGTGCTTAGGATCATACTGCTGTTGGCTAGGCTATGTGTTATCGTAGCGCCGTTGGAGGTAATCGTACTAAATTTTTGATTGTCTTGATAGTCAAATTTACTGTCAAACAAGGTAAAACTGTCGCTAATGCGTAAGCGTCCAAATGCATCTGTGGCTGGATTATTATTATAAGCAGTGTTGCCGTATCCACCACCAAATGCGGCTTTTACACGCAGTACTGGTTGGCCAAGACTGTCATACTCTAGTGCTTTGTGGAGATTGAGTAGATTTGGTTCATCATTATGAACGTAGCTAGTCGAATTTTCTTGTCTTACGCCCATTTGATTACACCTTAATTCCTATAAAGATTTGGCTACGTCTTTGCGCTATCCATGTATCACTGGCTGTTGCTCCAAAGTTTGTTGCTAGTGCTGATCTAACTGTAGCGTTCAATGCTGATGCATCATAGACAACTAATACTACAATGCCACCAGAAGCAACAGAACCCAATGCTGTGGCCAAAGTGGTTAGTGAGCCCGCATCACCGTAGGTATCATAATTTGTGGTGCTGACTACATCGCCGTAGGTGTCTAGTACTACTAGGGTATGACCACGGAGTGCGGTGTTTACTACTTCAATGTCATTGACTATAACACGAGCATTTTGATAACTAGGAACATCATATGTTGATGATTCTGCGTAAATTTTATTACCGCTGGCATATTGTGTGGTAGTAATAGCACTGGTTGTGCCAAACGCTTCATATACAGTAAATGAAACCGTAGCGATCCACGGACGTCCTGGAGTTAACACATTACCATCTGATATATTATCTAAAATAATGTTGCCATTATACTGTGTAGGTAGTAGAGTGATGTCATAAGTTGCTCTTGGATTACTTACAGCCGCACGATCAATAGCCGCGAGATCTAATTTGGCTTTTTGTTTTAACTCTTTTGTTACTAGGGTTGATATTCCGTTTGCTGACATATATACTCTCTGCTCAGAGTATTTATCAGATTTTTAGGACTAACAGCCAAAGAAAAACCCGCCGGAGCAGCGGGTTGATCAGCGCGAACTCAGCGGTTATTTCAACTCTTTAGTCACGTAGTGCTTGGCTACCATTTCATGTAGCATGTTAGGTATTGACAGATATGGCCATTGTAGCCTAAACGGGCAGGTGCTGTTTTTCCAGCGACCTTTAGTCACGAAATACTTGTATTCTAATAGATCCGCTCTATTCCTAGGATCAAAATAGCGTTTTTCTACCGCGCCTAGGGTAGTAGGACCTATGGTATGTCCATTGAGTATCTTTATGGTATTACTTGGCATTGCGATTGGCCCTCCAGCTTTTAAAGCGGGCCACAAATAATTGCACCAAGCCCATCTTATATGCCCAGAGGAAATCCACCACCACGGCTCCCACGAAAAAACCTAAGATAAAATCTAACATTATACCCACTCCTGTTCTTGTTCACGCTTGTCTAGCTCTTGTGCCAATAGCTCTTGATAGATCTCATCACGGACGCTACGGGCCTGCAGGCTCTTATATAGCTCAAACTCATCTTCGAGTTCGTCCTGTGATAGATCTGCGATTTTAGCTTTCAAGTTTTGTATTAAAACATTAGATGTCATACCTGCTCCTTCATTGTTTATACTGTGTATTATACATGATTTTGATTGGTTTGTCAACCAAAATATAGGCCTTGTAAGTCATTGATTTTATTAGTCCCAATAGTTACCCGCAGAAGCGTAGTAAGTGTTAGGTTTAGCGCCATCCATCCATGCGTAAGGGCCAATGTTTAGCTGGTCCATGACCTGACGGTTCATCCATTGCATGGCGTGTCCAGCAGACTCAGCTATAACTTTGTGCTGTTCTTTACCAACTGTGAAATAATATGTTTGTCTTTTCATGGTTTCTGCTCCTGTTTTGTTATTGTATGTAAACATTATACAGTCATTTTACCAAAATGTCAACCAAAAAATGCACTAAAAATACCATATACGCCTATGGTTAAACTGATAAAATTTACCAGGGTCTGTGGACGATTTCTAGTCCTTATGCTCCAAGCAAAAAAGCAGGCCGTACCCCAGAAAAATACCAAGATATTCCAAGGATACATGCTTGGTCCTATAGCGTTCAATGTATGCCCTGTGATGATCAAAGGAGCACCGGTCCATTGTAAGATGTCGTTAGTTTCAAATTTTTTCATAGCTTGTATTATATGCTCTATTTTGCTGTTTGTCAATCAAAATTTCGCTTGTGTTTACGGCAGATTGAGTGTATAATACTAGCATGATCGAACAACTACATAAAACATGGGGAGTAGAGCAGTATGCTACTCTGGCACGCCTACAGGGAGAAACCACCTTTACCTGCTATGAATCAGTAGCAGAGCAGTTAGCTGGTTATACCAAAGCTCGTTACCAAAGTGCACCAGAGAAAACTATAGAAGAAGTATTTGCGATCTATCGTTCTATAAACATAGTGCCCATCGACTACTATACCGAACAGGGCCTGATCACAGATATCAAAGTCTTGTACGATACTATCAGCAATGAAGTCAAGGACGACCGGATAGGCCTAGGTAACAATCAAGGGCAGACTATCAATCGTTTCCTGTTCCCTAACATGATGACCGCTGAGCCTAAAGGTCGTGGCAGTAACAGCCTGCGTGACCGTTTCTTAGATGATCGTAAACTCTATCGTGCTATCAAGTTATGTTTCGAACATCGTGATGGACAGAATCTAGTCAGTCCAACTGCCTTACGTCGTGCATTGGAACTAGTCACTGGTGAGAATGTGCAGAACTTTAAGCCCTTACATGCTCGCACTATCGTAGAATACTTATGTCCTATCTTATGGGGTAATGTCTATGACTACAGTGCTGGCTATGGTGGTAGGCTGTTGGGTATCACTACCAGCAAGATGAACTTTAACTATTTCGGTCTTGATCCTAATACAGAAACTGTGGGTTACCTAACTTATCTAAACTATCTCATAGGTGAAGCCATAGGTAACAAAGGTACCATCATACAATCAGTCAGTGAAGAATGGGAGCCGGGCATACCTGGTGGAGTTGATCTAGCCTTTTCAAGTCCACCTTATTTTAATTTAGAAAAATACTGTGATGAACCTACACAATGCATGAATAGATATACAACTTTAGATGAGTGGTTTGATGGTTATGCGGCGCCTACTATGCGAAACATCTATAAGGCTTTAAACACAGATGGGATATTCGCTACTAATATCGCTGACTATAAGAGCTATGGTAACAAAGAATTTAAAGTAGTTGACCGTTGGATTAGCACTGCCGAGAGTTTAGGTTTCAAGCATAAGCAGACTATCCGTATGATATTAAACACACGACCAGGTGTAGGTAATAATAAAACTGAAGGACGTGAAAAGTGGGAAGGGGTATATGTCTTTACTAAATGATAAACTAATCCTACAGCTCAGCGACCAATTGGTAGATAAAATCATCACAAGGTTCGGACTCGAGAACGGATATTTTGTCTGGGATGAAGTTCCTGGGTGGCTACGGGCGCATGGGTATAATATCAAAATGCTAACTGATGATGAATTGTTCTTTATAGAGTTTGAACAAGAAGCAGAATGTAGCAAGTTTCTATTGGAGTGGGCGTGAAGATAGCATTGGGTAGTGACCTACACTTAGAATTTGGTGCATTAGAATTACATAACACTGAAAATGCTGACGTATTAGTATTGAGTGGTGACATCTGCGTGGCCAAACATTTAAATGGTGTACACCATCATGATAAACGTTATAGAAAGTTCTTCCGAGAATGCTGTGAGCGGTTTCCTAAGGTCGTATATGTTCTAGGTAATCATGAAAGTTATGCCTATGACATACAATACACAGCCAGTCATCTAAAACGTGAACTGGCCTATGATAATCTACACATCTTAGACGATGAAACCGTGGATATTGGTGACTATACTTTCATTGGTACTACATTATGGACCAATATGAATGAGGAAGACAGTCTTACATTATATCATGTTGATAGTATGATGAACGATTTTAGGACTATCCTTAACAGTGCTAGGACCTTAAATGAGTGGGGTAAGCCAGCACGCTTGACTCCAGAAGACACGGTAGTACTACATAAGAAGTCGATGGACTATATCAATCATATCACCTACGATCGTCCAAACTATAAGTTCATCGTAGTTGGGCATCACTGTCCTAGTTTTAAAAGCGTGCATCCTAAGTATGCCCACGATAAGATCATGAATGGTGCTTTTGCCAGCGACCTAGACGATTTTATCGCTTATCGCCCACAGATTCGTTTATGGACACACGGGCACACACATGAGCCATTTGATTATGAGATCGGTACTACTAGGATCGTGTGTAATCCACGTGGCTACCTAGGACACGAGCCGCGTGCTGATAATTTTAAACTACAGTATATCGACCTATGAAAACATTAAGTTATACTGAGCGAGAATGGGGTAAGTTATGGCAAAGATTAAGTCTTGAATATACCGCTATGAGTATGGGTAAAGAACTTAAATTCAAGATACGCAAGGCTACAGAAGTGTGGAGTATAGCTGATGCACCAGGGGGGTTTGATAGGGTCGACGTAGTCCACCTTGATTTTGAACATGATGAAGATTATACCTTGTTTGTATTAAAATATCTATGAGCTTACTAGACGGAGCCAATGGTCGTAGATTCATAGTAGTTACTCCAGAAGAAGTTGGTTGGAAGGATTATATGGTAGTCATAGCAGATTTCAGTTGGTGGATACAAAATGAGAAGGGTATATATCGTTGGATGGAGAAACACTTGCCTAAAGGGCGTATGCATCATGAAGGCATGGTCATGAACTTTCCCACAGGAGAATTAGTAACACAATTTTTATTACAATGGGGATGAAATTCTTACTAGTTGTTTGTTTGTTGTTGCAGGGTTGTGCGACCATGCTAGCCGGGCAGATGGGTGCTGGTGCTACTGTTGTTACAGTAGCTGAAACTGTTGATCAGGCCAAGACCGCAGGTGATGTAGTAGCTTATGGAACTACAGGCAAAACTCTAACGGATCATGCTCTAGATGCTGTAACAGGCCGTGACTGTAAACTGTTTAACGTATTTGATAAGTATCATAAAGTGTGTAAGGAACGCATGCCAGATTTGTCCACGAAAGAAAAAATCAAAGCATTCCAAAAAAGCAAAGGTATAGAACCTACAGGCACTATAGGACCTAAGACACGCATGGCCATATGGCGCATTAAATATGAATTAGATTGAGAAATAGACAATGACAACAATATTTTTAGACATGGACGGAGTAGTCGCAGATTTCGATGGCTACGCAGAACCAATAGTAGGATTCCGAACGCCGGGTGGTGTGCGTTATGATCAAGAAGGTTGGGCTAAGATTTCAGCTAATCCTAGACTGTATTCTGAACTAGGCGAAATGCCCGATGCTCATAGACTAGTAAAAGAAGTTCAACAGTTGGCAAAAGATAATCGCATGGATGTTAAGTTCTTAACAGCTATCCCTAGACAGAATGACGTACCGTGGGCATTCTGGGATAAGATCAAATGGATCGAAAGTCGTTGGCCTAAGATACCTGTATGGTTTGGTCCGCATAGCAATGAGAAATGTCAGCATTGTCGCCCAGGTGACATCTTAATCGATGATCGTCCAAGTAACGTTGAAGAATGGCGAGCTGTCGGTGGTAAGGCTATACTTCATGAGGGTGATGTTATAGCTACCTTATTTGAGCTACGTAGCCTAGTGAACAGTCCTAGTAGCTAAATGCCCACCTTCTCTGTTGATAAAAAATTTAAATATTTCTTCTACGCGATCACTAGCTGTAATATCTGTTTCTGGTAAGCTTATCCCTTTGAGACTGCCATCTTGGCTGACGACAAAAACATAATCCTCTGGCGAGATATCACCTAACACATCATCATCTGCGTTTAAACTGAGGGCGTTTGAATGCTCTTCTGTGATTTTTGCCATTGTCGTTCTCCTTAAAGTATTTTACGTTTGCTTTGATCTTTTTCAGTAATAGTTTAGTTACTTCATGATCCTTACCAAATGCCTTGTAATACTGTTTTAGATCTGGGCTGTTAATTTTAGCCGCACTAGTAATATTTAACTTATATTTCATTAAGTATTGTCTAGCCGCTATATTTTGAGCATAAGCGTCTATTTCATCAGGGTCACCTAGATACTCTTGATCAGCACGCTTCTGTAGATCTTTGTGATCACTTTTATAGGTATTCCTATGATATCGATATCTACGGTGGCGGAATTGACGTTGATGTTCATATTCGTGTATGAGTGTTTCTACTAGATCAATAGCCAGCTTATCGGCCATTTCATCAGTGATAGTCATTGGAGTTGTTTTAGGATGATTGAGAATAAAGTCAATAATGAACTGTTTCTTTTTTTGTTCATCTAGACCAGGATCATACTCTGCACCAATAGTAAACTCATCTGGATCAAGCGCACCACGTGCACCAGTGTAGAGTTTGATGCGAACAGGATGTTGATGTTTGTTAAGATGTTTGCTAAGACGTTTAACAAGACTACGAGGAGTGATACGCTCTCCAATCAAAGTAGATAACCATTCACTGATATGATTATATTCTACTGTTGGATTAAGATACATAGTTATCCCCCTAGCAACTTTGCTCCAGCGTTGGTAGCTAAACTGCTGTCTTCACCGGCATAGGCAGGTACGCCTTCAAAAGGATTTGTTTTAAGTGGACCTATACCATTTGCACCTAATAGATCATTGTTCTTACCTTCAGCTAGGCTGGCTTTGACCGCTTCACCGTATTTGGTGCTGGTATTAGCCATGTTGCGTAGCATAGTACCTACGCTACCTTCATTCATTTCTTTGCCATAGGTTGGTAGTTTAGTAGCAAAGCTCATCACACCGGTAAGAGTCTGTGTAGCTGGGGCTGTAACTGCGGTTATGTCGGCCTTGGTTAAAAAATTATTTGTAGTTGCCAATCTGGAGTTAAGAGCAGCAACACGATCATCAGTAACTCCCTCTGCTAGAGCATCTAATTCTGTGCAACCTGCTACCGGTCCTAGAAAATCCTGTGCCGTGGGTACAGTGCTAGATCCTATTAGATTTTGTATAGTAGATGAATGTGATGAAATCAGACTGTTAAGAGTCGGGTGTGCGGAATTTACCAACGGTGTAGGAACTTTCTGTATGTTGGCAAAAAAACTTGGTGCCTTGCTTTGAATTTGGTGGTTAGTTCACCCATGCCAGTAAAGCCAGCGGTGTCGGCAGGATTAGCAGTTTTGGTATAGTCACTAAGATCTTTAAGTCCTTGTATACCTGTTCCTGTTTGTCCTTGTATCTGTTCAGACCCAAACGATCCGCCCTGGCGACTGGTGCCTTGTGTTGTAGGAAACCCTGTAGTAGTTGGTGCTCCAAATGTGGATGTTCCAGATGCGGGAATCGTAGTAGCTTTAGGTGCTGATGCTGTACTGCCTGTTAAGAAATCTGGACTCTTATATAAACTACTATCTGATCCAGTATAACTAGGTAATCCTGCAAATGGATTGTTAATTTCAAATTGTTCAGCTGTGGCATTGATAGCCGCAGGATCTTTAATATTAGATAATGCTGTTGAGATTTTATCAGCATAAACAGGATTGTGTATATCATTGAGATCCACACCAGCTTCAATCAGTTTCTGATTAACTCCTGTGGCGTTGGCTAATTTATTTTTTGTAAGGGCCTCTACCATACCATTAGGAGTACCAAAGTGTTTAATATCTATACCATTAAACATAGTACCAGTTGATGCCATAGCCTGGCCTGCACCTGGTAAGCTACCTAATATATTTGTCAGTCCACGATCTCCCATGCTTGACATATCAGTTATACCGCTGCCAAAATCACTGTATGAGCTATTGCTAAGAAAATTCGTAGTATTCAATACATCATTGCTGTTAGAAATATGTGCTTGTATCTTACCAACGATAGTACCAAATCCACCAGCATCATCTTTGTTAAACAATTTGCTTTGCACACTGGTTAATGCAGTAAGAGCAGCTTGTGCATTAGCATTCGCTGGCCAAACACTGCTATTAGCCACAGTCTGTAGATTGGTCATGGCTTCGTTGACTTTAGGTGCGATATCTATAGCAAGGCCATTACCTTGAGCCATACCAACCATGGCTGTTAATGTAGCAGGAGTTATGGATGCTCTGGGTGTACCGATAGCTACATATTGCCCATCGGCAACTGTGGTCATCGATCTCGCGCTAGCGATTAAGTCTGCCATTTCTACTTCCTATGTAATAATACCACCTGCACCAACTGGTTCAATACCAGTAGTGGTTTTAATGTAATGATTCTGCACATCCTTTACTGTAGGTGCATGCATCATCACATGTCGTTTTTCTAATCTTATACTCTTATTTAAGTCGCTTGTGAATAGGCTTTGTAGTAGACCCAGACCCTGTTGGCTAGGCATGACAGTACATGGTTTGCTTACAGTAAATGCGTCATCTGATTCTTCTACGATTTTAGCGACAATCTCATCACCGTTGACTATCTTAAAAGTCACTATATCATCTTGATCATACTTATTAGTTACTAACACTTGATTCCCCTAGTTTATTGAATAATTCTTCATCTGATAATCGAGCTAAGCCTTGATATCCACCTTCTACGAACAGTTCATCACCCTTGTAGATCTGTGGTGCTGTGCGATGTCCTTGACCGATCAACCATTCACGTGCATCAGGATCTTCATCGATCTTGATTTCTTGGTATGCGACGTTTTTTGTTTTTAATAAGTGTTTGGCCTTGTCGCAGAACGGGCAGTGATTTTTACTATATATTGTTAACATTTTATAACTCCGGTAATTCATCGTAGTCAACGTTTTCACCCATGACTCCGATCACATAATTCGTTGATTCATTTTCTTGTAAGGCTGTTTGTTTTTTACTTGTATCGCTGTGTTTATTAAACCAAGGTATAGGTGTAGTCTTAGGTGCTGGTTCTTGATATTTAATGCCAATATCTTTTAGTGCACCAACTGCGGTATAGTCTACGAATTCTTTTAAGATATTAGCGTTAAGACCGATCACAGGACCTAGTTTAAACAAATAATCAGCCCAGGCCTTTTCCTCACGTATTACATCCTGATACATAGCATAAACTTCGTTGCCGATGAAGATCTTGTTTTCAACCATTGCTAGACTTGTAGCGAATGATACCATGAAACGGAACGCCTCGAGTCCGTAACTGGCGTTTAGTGCCAACCATATGGCTTTAATATGTTCTTGTTCATCTACTTTGTGTCCTAGCTCTATCTTGCAGTTGATACGGTGTAGAGCATCATAGTAGTTGCCTATGGTGGATGCCATACTGATAATCTCATTAGTGTCATGGATAGTGTTGAACACATCTTTTGGCACGTTATAGATATTTCGTATGATATGGCTGTAACTACGTGAATGTATGTTGGTTTCAAAGAAACTCCAATTATACATCAACGCTTCTAATTCTGGAATACTTACCACAGGAGTGAATACCTGTGCTGGCCCACGACCTTGTAGGCTGTCTAATGCTGTCTGACGTAGCAGGTTACTGGTAAAGATATGTTTAACCGTATCACTGGCTTCTTTGAAGTCGTTGGCATCTTTAGTTAAACTAACCTCTTCTGGAACCCAAAAGAACCCACGTGCTGTTTGTTCTAGCTTTACTACCTTGTTGTATTTGACTTCTTCAAATCGTTGGATGGTCACAGGACCAGCTGGGTCCAAGAACATCTTGCGACTAAGATAATCTGTTGAATGTTTTAAATCGTATTGTGCCTTTGACATTATAATTTACAGCTTTCGCAGTCCTCTTCATATTCTGTTGATGTTACTTCTTCTACTGTCACTTCTGATTTTACTTCGTCTACAACCTTACTACCAGCTTTATTGATTAAACTGTAGTAGAAAGTCTTAATTCCCCATGCATGTGCCTGCATCAAGTTTTTAGCGATCAGCGTAGTCGGAACCTTACGATCTGGGAAGTGTGCTGGATTATAGAATGTATTTGTTGAAATACTTTGATCTACATAGGCCGCTAGCACTGCCGCTGTTTTCAAATATCCGTCGCAGTCTTTCTGTTCCCACATCAGTTGATACTTATTTTTTAGTTTGTTATATTCTGGTACTACCTGTATAAAACTACCTGCTTTTGACTCTTTAACTGAAATCAAGCTCATCGGCATTTCGATACCATTAGTTGATCCAATAACCACACTCGAACTTTCTACTGGAGCGATAGCCATTAGTGTAGCATTACGCACACCATACGATCTCATGTCACTGCGTAGTTGTTCCCAATCTAGTTCACGTGTTGGTGTAAAATCGGCTAGTTTGTTTACAGCTTTTGCGCGATTCTCCCATGGAAACTTACCTTTACCATACCGTGTGTATTCACTGTGTTTACATGCGCCACGTTCTTTAGCCAGTTCAACAGTGGCTTCTGTCAAGAAGAATGCCTGATGTTCCATCCAAGTCTTGACATCCTGTAAGGCTTCTGTAGTACCATATTCATAACTGCGTTTAGCATGCCAGTAAGCAAGATTAGTGACTCCGATACCTAGAGGTTGGATCTCGTCATTCGATAATTTGCTCTGTATGCTCAAGAAATCTTGATAATCTAAGATGTTGCACAATGATCTTTGTAAGATGCGACAAGCACGACGCATATCTTCTGGATTACGGAAAGCTCCCCAATTGATACTGCCTAAGGTACATAAAGCGATACGACCTTTATCATCATCTAAACGTTTAAATGGCTTAGTAGGTAACAGGATTTCACAGCATAAGTTACTTTGATAGATTGTGTGATATTCTGGATCAAATGGTCCTTGGTTCATTACATTGTCGATAAACACTAAGTAGATACGTCCCGTATCTGTACGCTCTTTTAAGATACCACTTTTAAATACTTCTTCAGCCGATAAAACTTTTTTACGTAGTCCTTTTTGACGTTCATACTTCTCATATAGTTCTTCAAACAGTTTTGTATCTTTATAAAATGCTTCATATAAGTCAGGCACTTCATTAGGATCAAAGAATGTTATGTTTTCTTTATTCTTAAAACGTCTCCAGAACATAGCGTTAAGCACGACACCATAGTCCATATGTCGCACACGTGTTTCTTCCGTACCTTGATTGTTTTTAAGCACGATAAGATCATCAAACTGATGATGCCAGATCGGATAGAATACCGTAGCTGACGCATTACGGATACCACCTTGTGAACAACTGCGTAGATCACCAAACCATTGGGGTACCTAGGCCAGCGAGTACTGGAGTGGCGAGCGTGAACAATCCGTCACTGGCGCAGGTATAGTAATCTCGGATGTAGCGTAATCTTTGTTGTGGATTTTCTTTATGGAACACTGTTGCAGCAGCAACCATATAACGGACTTGAGGAGTTTCATAAATCTGTTTAGTAGCGCGATTCTTAACTAGATATTTTTCAATCAACTGCTCGATAGCCGCATAACTATATTCTTCATCTTTGGCATGATCGATCATGTCGTTCATCTTGTTCCATTCATCTTCTGTGTACCAAGATAATAATTCTTCTGTATATAATCCAGTAGCTACGTTCGTTTTAACGATTTCATACAAGTGTGGAACAGCATAATCACCATAGATATCTTTACGTAGCATAGATAGTCTTTGTTTACCTGCTACGAATTGATAATTAGTATGACCTACTTCAGGTTCATGTTCTACGTCAATCAAATCTACGATTGCACGTAGGGTAATTTCATCAATTTCGCGTGTGGATATACCATCGTAAAAATGTGGTTGTGCTTTGATTTCTATCATGGATTGGCTGACATCAGCTACGCCCTGACATACTTTGGCTACCTGTGCCTGCCATTTTGTAAGATCTAGTGGTACGATCTGGCCACTGCGTTTTTTGACTTGAATATTGCTCAATTTGATACCTCTTTTAGTATTTCTCTAATGCTAAATCTGTGCTTGAATATTGATACAGCAGTTGTAATTGCTTTTCTTCTACTTGTTTTGTATTTACTATTTCATAAGGCCAGTAATTAAGAATATATTTTCCATCGTCTAACCAAGCTACAGAATAGCGTTCTTTATCTTTATAATCATAATATACTCTTATTTCCATTGCGGTATTTCTATGATGAGTAAAGTATATAGTATACATGATTCCAAGTGCTTTAGCAACGTCACACCAGTAGTTTTCGGCTAACAATGTCCAAGGATCTGGCCATGATTTTGGATCACTAGGATCTAGATTATAGTTGACAAATGGAGCAGTGCTCCACATGTTGTTTAGTTCTATTACAGCAGACTCTAAGGGCAAGCGATCTAGCTCATGACGGAAATCTTTCCACTGCGCTAGCCTGTCATTGACACGCAGGTTCCAAAAATTCTGCCACATGATTAGGCAAACGTTCTAGGTGAATAGTATGTAAGATTAGCTGATGTACCGGTATTGGTTGTAGTATATTGTAACACCGCACTATTGCCGTAGGCAAAAAATGATAAGTTTACACCAGTAGAACCAGTTTCTGTATATTCATCATCAAACACCGCAACATTACCACTTATTTGAGTAACTTTAATGGTGCCTACCCTAGCTTCGATACCGCGAGTGATTCTATAATCAATTAGATTAGTCAACGAATCAGTGAGTGTAAGAGCAGTGTTTGTAGCAGACCCAGTATTATTTGCTAATACCAAAGTAGTTTTTGCTACGTTATTAGATGTAAGGCTAGCATATGATTGAAGTATACTGACATTTGACTGTAACAGTGCGATATTTGCGGCATTCTCATCAGCTGAAAATTCAGTTAATATTTCAGTTACACCTATTTCAGGTGCACCTTCTGATAAAGTACCGTTGCCGATGTATAAACGACGCTCGTCAATCGACCAACCTAATTCTCCCGACGCTAGCTGTGGTAGATTTTCCTGTAGACCACGACGTACTTGGATTTTTGAAATTTGTATTACAGCCATGATTTTACCTTAGTTCAATATCTAGTATTTATGCTAATTTATAATACTGCTCAACTCTATCAAACCAACGATCCATCCAAATCGTCCACTCATTGCCTTCAAGTACCCAATGCTGAAACTGAGGTTTTTCGTTAGGCTTTGGCGCTACAGCCATCAGTATAACGCCCTGACGAATGTCTGTGCCGTGGACTTCATTATGTGCGGCAGCATAGGCGCATAATTGAAGGAAATAGTCTTCAATCCACTCCTTTTTCTTGGGTTTATTAGTCTGTTTGTAGTCTAAAATTGAGGGTTGGCCATGATATAAACCGCAGGCGTCTGTAGTACCAGCATACAACCCCGGAACATACAAGGGCACTTCGATACCCCATACTTCTTGCACGTTTATTAGTCCGTTATTAATAATTTCCTTAGCCATGTTGTGTGCTTCAACGCTATACGGATTTGAACCTGGTTCAGTTAATACTCGATTATTACGCACATAGTCCTCTAAAAATTTGTGCATACGTGTACCACGTCCTGCGGCTTCTGTTGTAATTTCAGTAGCACGTTTTTCACCTACTGATTTACGCCAATTGGCTAGAGCTTCTCGTTTTTCTTGTGGTTTGGTACGATCTAATATTGTTGTAACGCTAGGAACACGTGATCCATCTGGCAGAGTATAAAGTCTTTTGCCTTCTACTGTGTCACGGTTTATTGGAGTATAATTGTATTTTTGTATAAGCATCTATTAAGTATATATGCTTATCTGATGATTGTCAAACGGTAAATGATTCACCACAACCACAACGTGCTTTCTCGTTGGGATTAGAAAATTCAAATCCTTCGTTGAGACCTTTTTTGGTATAGTCGATCTGCATACCTTGTAAGTATACCAGATCTTTTTTATTGATTACGAGTGTAACACCGCGGTCTTCTACTTCGAGGTCACCCTCGAATAATCGATCAGCAAATTCTAATACGTAAGCAAACCCACTACAGCCACTTGTTCTAACACCAATACGCATACCGATGCCTTTTCCTCTGTGATCTAATGCTTCCTGCATTTTTTTACTTGCTGAAGATGTAATTGATATCATTTTTTTTGTTATTCAAACCAATCAGTAATTTCTTTTTCTAATCTATCAATGATTTTTTGTTTTTGTTTGTCAGTGAAGTTATACCATTCAGTTACTTCTTCCACCGTCCTTCCACAACCTACACAGATTTCATTTTCATATCTGCATATTGATATGCAGGGACTTTCTACCTTAGACTGTTTCATTTTTCTTTATAATCCTATTCCACACAGTTTGTCTTTGTTCATCGGTTAATTCATACCATTCAAACGCTTCATCCTGCGTACGAAAACAAGCACTACACTCACCGCTGATGAATTGGCATACACCTATACAGGGACTTTCAATGGGGTTGCGTTTCATTCTTTTTTCTGTAGTCAGCTATAGCTGATTTGATTGCATCTTCTGCAAGCACCGAGCAATGTATCTTGACGGGCGGTAACGCAAGTTCTTCTGCGATATGTGAGTTTTTGATGGTCTGTGCCTCATCCAGCGTCTTGCCCTTGAGGAGCTCAGTGACAAGGCTAGAGCTAGCAATAGCACTGCCACAACCATACGTTTTAAATTTGGCATCTGTTATGATTCCTTCATGCACTTCAATCTGTAATTTCATCACATCACCGCAGGCTGGTGCACCTACCATACCTGTTCCTACATCTGGACTATTCTTGTCCAAGGTGCCCACATTACGAGGATTTTCGTAATGGTCTAATACTTTTTCTGAATAAGCCATGTAAACTCCAATAGTATAGTAAAATACTAAAGTATTTATTATTGTTTGTCAACCGGAAGATGTTCTCTATATCTGTATAATTGAGATTCGTCTATAGGAGTAGTGTCAAAAATTGGTTTTGGTAGGTTTTCTTTAAATTCACCCAGTGCTGTATGCCATCGTAGATCTTGTGGGCAAAACTCACATTGTGCTATATGTTGATCTTTTGTAGCGGCAAATTGTTGTAATTCTTCTTCACTGCAATCAGCTGATAATGGTTGATAACTATACAATAATTCTCGTTGACGATCGTCTAAGCGTAGATCGAACTGCTGATCAAAGTCTGGTAAATTACTCATAGCAGGACACTTATATAATTTACCTTGATACATAGTGTGATCATGTTTCATATCGCAGGCTGCAAATGCTTTTACTGGATTACTGCGGTGTAAAACATAATGATCGTTCTGTTTTATTACTGTACTTTGATGGAATGTAAATGCCTCAATGAATCCTGCTTTATATTTCCATCTTTCTTTAATTTCGTCAGCAATAGCGGGATCGTGTAAGCTCACTCCAAAAGCAACATTATATTTTTCCCAGAAGTTCATATGTTCTTCTCGTTGATATGTGCCGTTAGTCTGTACCATAATAACAGCATTAGGCCACAATCTGCGTAGATTACTGACCCACAATTCTAAATCCGGGTTAAGTGTAGGTTCGCCACCTATGATAGTAATACGTGGTAAATCTAAGCGTTTACTCCAAGCTTCATATGCGTCTGCATGATCAGCCCAGCGTTGATGTCCTTTGAAATTTAAATCGTTAAAACGGTTACAGCCGCGACAACTTAGATTGCAGACATTGGTTATGTAAAACTCTACTACAGGAAATAAACGAATCATCTAGTATTTACTACTAGAATCCAGGTGCGCCGCGTTTTTTAGCGGCTTTTTTTGCCATGTTTGCGACAGTGTCTACAGGTGCGGTTGTAGCATCACCTGCGGGAGTATTTGTGGTCGTAGCATCTGTATCATCTAGTTCGCCAGCTGGACGTAATTCTATATAATCTTTGTTATAGCTTTTAATAAGATTTTTTAATGCTGGATTTGTTTCATTAGCTGAAACTAGTGCGTCATAATCAAAGGTCTTGTCTGTATTGAGCACAAGATTAATTAGACTCTGTGTTGAGATTTTTGGGAGTTGTTTCTTATCTTTGTATCTGTGGCGAATAAGCTCCAGAGCTGTTGTTAAATTAGACTCTGGAGTATTCTTTGGACTGTGTACGAATTCATCTAAGCGCACGATTATCTTAGTTCGCGGCCAAGTTCTTCTGCACCACCAACTGCGGCGTCAGTAGCACCAAATCCGTCGGTTTCGTCTTGATCTAGATCGCTACCCGGTGCTGGAGGTAATTCTGTATCACTACCACTTAAATCAGCTTGATCGCCTGGCATAGCCATTGGATTATTAAGTTGTTCACCAGTTAAGATACGCACACCACCATCGACACCTTCACGTGCTGATTGTAAGTTACCCATCAGTGTATCTAATGTAGAGCCTACTGCGTTTTTAAATCCGTCAGCTTGTTCTGAACCAATTTGATCGCGGATGCTGTCTAATAATTCTGGTAGTTGTTCGTTTTGCATCTTACCAACTTTTTCGATAGCATCTTGTATTGAATCTACCATGTTCTTAGCGGCTAGTAATACTTCAGCATTACCTACTTCGCCTTCTACTAGAGTTTGGCGATTTTCTTCTAACCAAGTATTCAATCCTTCTTGGACTGTGAGTAGTTCCATATAACGTGGATTCTTTTCTGCTGTGTGTAAGTCCACACTGTGGCGGATCTTGTCTAAGTTTGCTGAGATAGTTTCACTTAGACGTTCTGCTTTTTCAACGGTTAGATTACTGAAATTAATAGCAAAACCAAAGCGGCTTTCCATTAATTTGTTAATCTTACGTGTTGATTTCGTAGACATTTCTGCTAGTTTCATGGTCAAATTCCTATTTAGACTTTAATATATTTAGCCAAGTTTAGGTTTTTCTTAATTTCTTTTTTAACTTGTTCTATACGATGCTGTATTTCTGTATATCTATTGCTGTAGTATTCTTCACCCCAAGAATCACCTTTAGTCTGCGCTTTTTTATAGCGTAAACGATATAAACTAGCTTCAAATTCCAATTTGTTTAATAGGCTATCGTTGTCACGTATTTCCCTAGCCAATTGCGTTTGTTGTTTATACAGGGCTATACAGTAGAATATAGCGTCTTTACGATTGAAAAAATCAAATGCCTGCTGACCTTCTACCATCACACGCCAGCAGTGTTCATTGATTTTAACTACACGATTAGCACCGACTAATACATCCGTACCTATCTGATAGCAGAATGGCAGTTCTGAATCTTCTTGGGCTAATCGGGCTAGTTCAGACTGGGTAAATCGGCGGATTTTTTCAACATCAAATTCAGCTAACGATTTTTTTGTAGTAGATTTTGCCATCAGTATTGGTTCGAGTTAGGACATCTTTGACTGTTAGATTGTTGGCCAACAGTTGTTCACGTTCATCTAGGTGGCTTTTTGGAATAAGGGTATCACCAACGAAACGATCAAGTAATTCGTTTTCTTCATTGGTAATAGGCAATAATAGTTTGTTGGTTAGTTCTACAATCTTCATGCAAGTATTTATGTTACTTGAAGAGGGCGTGTCCGATAAATCCGATAAGTCCTGCTAGGATTACACCCAATACGCTGACTAGGACGCTGACGCTTTGTTTACCGCGACCTTCTAGTTTCTCGTCTAGACTTTCCTTGATGCCAACTAAGTAGCCTTCAAGTTTATCCATACGATGTTCAAGATTCTGTAGTTTAGTTTCCAAGTTGCTGTACCTTACAGCACATATCTCAACGTGGGCTTCTAGACTCTGTTTTTCAATTTCTGATGGTTTGGCCATCTCGCTTCCTCTGTGTAAGCGATGCTGTTCTTATGAGCCTTGACGTATGCCTTAATATGTGCCTTAATGAATGCCTTAAGCATCTAATATATTTAGTTGTTGGGTATACTTATAAAGTATATGTTTTTACTTGGACCGTTTGTGTAGAATATCGGCATGGGCGGTTGTGCAGTTTCATCTAGTCCTAAGATGACAGGAGTATGGCTAAAGTCATTTTTAAGCACACCATAAGGATCTCGATCTTGTAGATAGAGATTTTCAAATTCAACTTCAAATTCAAAAGTCCAAACACGGTGTTTGCCAGTATAGCTATCACCAAATTCAAATTTTAAAAGTTCTTTAGTTTCTGTAGGTAATTGTTTGCTAGACATGATCTGTGTTCGTAATCCCAATACCTGCATGACTGTTTCCCAGTTACGCTGCTTGTTTCTCATGCGTTCAAGCTCTGGAGTATACTTGGTTATATCTGTTTTGGTAACGTCAACTAAAGTATAACCACGGTGGCGATGTATTCTTGGATCTATCATTATAAGAGTATTTATTGACCAAGTATTAGGTCACAAAAAAAGCACCTTACGGTGCTTTTATGTTGAGCTTGGATTAAGCTACTGTGAAACTTGTACCTTCAACTACCTGTGTACCGCTGATGTCAATAAGATTTCCACCTGCTGATTGTATCGCTGTATTAGCGTAAGTAAATGTTGTTGATGTTAAGCGTGTTGCAGCTG